GACGACATGGAAATGGACGACGAAGACGACATGGAAGAAAGCTTTTACGAAGAAGACGACCTAGAAGAAGCAGCAACGCTTAAGAAGCACGCTGTTACTATGAAGGGCGACGATGACGGTAAAGCATCCCCAATTAAGCAAAACCAACCAAACATTAGCGACAAAGGCAAAGCAGTAAACTTTGCAGGCGGCGCAGATGAAAAAGGTGGAAAAGGCGATTCAGCTAAAAAGATGAATGTAACTGGACCACAAGAACAAAAGGGTAAAATGGACAAGAAAGTTTCTAAGCCATCCAACTCTAGCGTTAAAGCCAAGTCTAACATTGGTAGCTAAGGTAAATTGATTAATGTTTAAACCACTTAGAGAAGTAATTACACCTGATGCAGCGAAAATTACCACCGAAAGCCACGACGACGGCAAGGGCGGTAAGGATCTCTACATGCAGGGCATCTTTATCCAAGGTGATAAACGTAATCAAAATCAACGTGTATATCCTGTTAATGAAATCACAAGCGCTGTAAAATCGCTTAAGGAAAAGATTAACGGGGGATACTCAGTCCTTGGCGAAGCAGATCATCCTGATGATCTCAACATTAATATCGACCGCGTTTCACACGCAATTGTTGACATGGATATGCGTGGCAGCGACGGTATTGGTAAACTAAAAATGTTGCCCACTCCAATGGGCAACATATGCAAAACACTACTTGAAAGTGGTGTAAAGCTAGGGGTCAGTTCACGTGGATCTGGCAACGTAGATGGTTCTGGCAATGTGTCAGAATTTGAAATTGTAACAGTTGATATCGTTGCAAACCCAAGTGCGCCAGACGCTTATCCGGATCCGATTTATGAGCAAATCATGAATCACCGAAGAGGCAACGTATTTTGGGACGTAGCACAAAACGTGCCACATGACCGCAAAGCACAGAAGTATCTCAAAGAAGAGATGATTCGATTTATCCAAGACCTAGGGAGAAAATAAACATGCCTAAGTCATTTAATGAAATTCTCGGCAGCGACGTTCTAAATGAAGAACTTCAGTCAGAACTAAATGAGGCGTTTGAGGCACGAGTTGCTCAAGAGCGCGAAACACTGACGGCGGAATTGCGTGAAGAGTTTGCAGGACGTTATGAAAATGACAAATCGCAGATTGTTGAAGCAATGGATGCAATGTTGTCCGAAGCTATTAAGACTGAACTCGAAGAGTTTGCTCAAGATAAAGCAAAGGTTGCTGAAGACCGTGTTCGTTATAAGCGAGCGGTTAAAGAGCATGCCACAATGCTTGAAAGTTTCCTAAACGAAGTTCTTGCAAAAGAAATTCGTGAACTGCGCGAGGATCGCAAAACACAAAAGGCTAACTTTGGAAAGCTAGAAGAGTTCGTACTCAAGCAGCTATCCACAGAACTAAATGAATTCCACGATGACAAACGTGCTCTAGCCGAGCAGAAAGTCAAAATGGTTCGCGAAGGTCGAAAAGTTATTGAAGAAGCAAAGCGTAACTTCGTAAAGAAGGGTGCAGCGCAACTCGAAACTATGGTAGAAGGCGTTATGCGCAAAGAGCTTACAGCTCTTCGTGAAGACGTACAAACTGCTAAAGAAAACGAGTTCGGACGTAAGATTTTTGAAACATTCGCAAGCGAGTATATGACAAGCACACTGAGCGAAAGCACACAGGTTGCTAAACTTGCTAAAGAAATTATGAACCTAAAGCAAAAGGTTGCTGAATCTAATGAAGCAATTGCTGCCAAGGATCAAAAGCTCACTGAAGCAACCCGCCGTGCCAAGATCGCAACCGATCTTAGCGAGCGTAAGCAAATTATGAGCGAAATGCTTGGACCTCTTAATAAGGGTCAGAAAGAACTAATGGGAACTCTACTTGAGTCCGTCAAGACTGCGCAATTGCGCATGGCGTACAAAAAGTACCTCCCAAGTGTACTTTCAGAAGATGCTGATGTGAAGACACAAGCAACAACAAAGGCTAAACTCACCGAAAGCCGTGGTAAAACACGTTCAGTAAACGGTGATAAAGTCAACAAGAGCGCCCAACAAGATGTTGGTGGCTCAGCTGATATTATTGAACTCAAGAAATTAGCAGGACTTAGCTAAAGGAAAATTAAAATGGCAGACGTTCTATTTGAAAACTGGTCAGCGACCAAAGAGGCGCTAACAGACGGTTTAAAAGGAAATAAGAAAGCAGTTATGGAAACTGTGCTTGAGAATACCAAGCGCGGACTTACAGAATCTGCATCAATCGGTGCAACATCAGCAGGTAACATTGCGACACTTAACAAAGTGATCCTACCAGTTATCCGCCGTGTTATGCCTACAGTGATTGCAAACGAGCTTGTTGGTGTACAGCCAATGACAGGCCCAGTTGGTCAAATCCACACACTTCGCGTTCGTTACGCGGAAACATACGACGCAGCAGTAGCTGGTGATGAGGCGCTAAGCCCATTCCAGATTGCTAACGGTTACTCAGGTAACGCAGCAACTGACCGTGCAGAAGCTACTTCTGTACTTGAAGGTCGCGCTGGTCGTAAGCTCAACATTCAAGTCTTGAAGCAGACTGTTGAAGCTAAAACTCGTAAGCTCAGCGCACGTTGGACTTTCGAAGCAGCACAGGACGCGCAGGCAATGCACGGACTAGACGTTGAAGCAGAAATCATGGCAGCACTTGCTCAAGAGATTACTGCTGAAATCGACCAAGAGATCCTAGCATCTTTGGGTAGCCTTGCAGGCGCAGCTTCTGGTACTTTTGACCAGAATGCAGTAAGCGGTACAGCTACTTTTGTTGGTGATGAGCACGCAGCACTTGCTGTTCTAATTAACAAGGTCAGCAACGACATCGCAGCACGTACACGTCGTGGCGCAGGTAACTGGATGGTTGTTAGCCCAACAATCCTTACTGTTCTACAGGCAGCTACAACTTCTGCGTTTGCACGTACAACAGAAGGTCCTTTTGAAGCACCTACTAACACAAAATTCGTAGGTACCCTAAACGGTTCCATGCGCGTTTATGTTAACCAGTATGCTACAGACGATAACATCCTTATCGGCTATAAGGGTTCAAACGAGACAGATGCAGCGGCGTTCTATTGCCCATACATCCCTCTAATGAGCTCAGGCACAGTGCTTGATCCTAACACATTCGAACCAGTTGTTAGCTTCATGACACGTTACGGCTATGTAGAACTAAGCAACCAGGCTTCATCTCTTGGTAATGCAGCAGACTACCTTGCACGTATCGACGTTACAAGCGCAAACCTAAGCTTCACATAAGCTTTTTGGTACTGTAAGATAATTAGAACCGGCCCTAGGGCCGGTTCTTCCTTGATTAAATACTCGTTACACTCCACGCCGCCCTAAATAATGGACCCACACAACATAATAAGCTTATGTGGGATTTTATACCCACGGTAGACACCTGGCGCGGACCGCAAGTCCGTCTAATAGTCTTGAATAAGCTTTAATATACAATCAATATAAGGGATAAATATTAATAAGTCAACAGGAATCTGAACAAAATGCCAATTAATATTGACCATCGTCAAAACATAATCGTAACAGACGATAGTCTACTAAACTTTAACATGACAGGTAGCATCAAGATTCCGACGGGGACAACTGGCCAACGCCCTGTTACCCCACTTGCGGGTATGATTCGTTACAACACTACAACTGGTGGTTTTGAAGGTTACACAACAACATGGGGCGCAATTGGCGGCGGCTATACTTCAACTGATTTTGATACAGATTTCTCAGGAAAATCAACAACTAACCTATCAGAAGGTACTAATCTATATTATACTTCAACTCGTGCAAATGCAGCAATTGATGCGCGTGTCAATACTGCATTTATTGATGCTCTTAATGTTGACGCAGACACACTTGATGGGCAAGATGGCTTATATTATCTTGATTACACTAACTTTAGCAACACGCCAACTATTCCAGTAACTGGTGTTGACTTTGACCCTGTTGGAACAGATAACTCAACTGATGTAACACTTGCTGGTACATTAAATTATTTAACATTAGTTGGTCAGGTAATAACATTAGCACAGGTAGACGCAACGACTGATATTAGTGGCTTAGCCACTGTCGCAACGACTGGTGCATACAGTGATTTGACCGGCGCACCATCTATCCCAAGCACTACAACGGATTTAAGTGAAGGTACCAATCTATATTATACACAAGGACGATTTGATACGGCATTTACTGCCAAGTCAACGACTGATCTAAGTGAAGGCACAAACCTATATTATACACAGGGAAGATTTGATACTGCATTTACTGCTAAGTCTACAACGGATTTAAGTGAAGGCACAAACCTATATTACACAGACGAACGAGTAGATGATCGCGTCGCCGTCTTGGCAGTTGCTGGTTCAAATATGACTATCACGTATGATGATGGGGCAAATACATTAACCTTTGAATCAGCAGCAGGCGCGACCCCAGACCTATCAACTAGTGATTTAACTGATATGGGAGATGTTAGCGCAACTGGTCTGACTGATGCTTCTATGCTGATATATGATGTTGGTACAACTAGCTGGCGCCCATATGTCATATCTGGTGATGTTACTATAACTGACGTAGGCGTTGCCGCCGTTGCTGACAACTCGCATAACCATACAGCTTCAAATATTACTGACTTTGACACAGAGGTAGCAAATAACAGCGCTGTGGCATTGAATACAGCAAAAGTAACAAATGTCACAACAGACCTTGCATATACAACTGCGGCAAGTACAGGTACTGTTACTTCAAGTGATGGTACGGATGCAACGATTCCGGCAGCTACTATATCTCTGGCAGGTCTATTGACTGGTGCAGACAAAACAAAGCTAGATGGAATTGAAGCACTTGCAACAGCAGACCAGACAGCAGGTGAAATAGAAGCGATTGTCAATCACGACAACTTAGTTGGCTTTGTTGCAAATGAGCACATCGACTGGACAACTGACCAGGGCGCTACAAATATTGACCCAGGTAATTATATAGACACAGTTTATACCCACCCAAGTGATGGAGTTGACCTAGGCGCAGCACTTACTGGTGCAAATGTTATTAGTGATGTCAATGTTAATGCAGCAGGACATGTTACAGGCTTTGCTACAAGGGCGCTGAC